TAAGTATTATCTTCCAACAGTAAAGTTAAATCCTGTTGAGTCAGCACTTGAAGAAAAAGATGAAGAAACTTTTATAAACTTTAATGAGTGGATTAAGAACTACAACACTTATATAAAAACTGCTCACACGGATGCACTTAAAGATAAAGGTGATGCTGAAACTAAGGAAGTAGTAGATGAGTTTGTGGATATAGATTTAGAAGCTGCTTAGTGAATCATCCTGCCGAAATAAAGATACACAAATATCTTAGTGGTCTTAAATCAGAAGACTCTGTTATGTCTGCTGAAGTTATAGATCAAATTACTAATGATGTTCGTGAAGCTTTAACAAAACAGTTTGTTGATAAACGATCCAATCAATTTACATTAAGAATGTCAAATATTGGTAGGAGCTACTGTCAACTATGGTTTGATAAAAACAAACCTGAAGCTGCTAGTAAACCATCAGCTAGTTTTATTATGACAATGATGATGGGTGACATAGTTGAAGCTGTATTCAAAGGCATATTGAAACAAGCAGGTGTTGAGTATAAGAATGGGGAGAAGGTTACTCTTAAATTAGACAATGGTAAGTCTATTGATGGTACTCCTGATCTCATTACAAATGATGCTGTAGATGATATAAAATCTGCTAGTCCTTGGTCTTATGAAAATAAATTTAAGGACTACAACACTCTTGCTGAACACGATTCCTTTGGATATGTATCTCAATTGGCAGGGTATTCTTTAGCTACAAAGACAAAGCCTGGTGGTTGGTGGGTTATCAATAAAGCTAATGGTAATTTTAAATATGTTGCCGCCTCTAACATAGACACAGATACCTGTGTTAAAAAAACCAAAGCTCTAACTGAAGAACTTGAAGAAAATAGATTTCGGAGATGCTATCAGGACGTTGAAGAAACCTACCGAAAAAAACCATCAGGCAACCGAAAGCTAGGTATTGAATGTTCATTCTGCAATTACAAACATGCTTGTTGGCCTAGCCTACAGGAAAGACCATCACTAGTTTCTAAGGCAGAAGTTCCTCCAATGGTTTGTTATACAGAGATCCGAAGTGTTTAATGCTAAATCCTTTGCAGCTTCTAAGAGACACGGCTATAGAAGTGGACTAGAAGTTAAGGTACAAAAAGATTTACAAAGCAAAGGTGTTGTTGCTAAGTATGAACCATTAAAGATTGAGTGGGAAGATTTATCATACAGAAAATATACCCCTGACTTTTTATTACCTAATGGAATAATAATAGAAACTAAAGGATTATTTACAGCACAAGATAGACGTAAACATTTATTGATTAAGAAACAACACCCTGACCTAGATATACGATTTGTTTTTGAATCTATAAAAAGAAAACTCAGTAAGAAAAGTAAAACTACTTATGCAGATTGGTGTAATAGGTACGGATTTCTGTACCATTTAAAATTAATACCTGATGATTGGATTGATGAAGATGGATCATCAGAAAAAATAATAACTTTCATATCATTTCCAGGAGAAAAAAAATGATTGACTTTGAAACAGATATTAAAAACCCTATAGGGGAAGATGACTTAGCCTTGGTATTAAAACCTAAGTTTACTAACAAGAAATGGGATAACACAGTTGACTTATCTGCTGTGATAATGCCCTCAGAAAAATTAAAAGAGGAAGATACAGAACAACTAAGGGATGTACTATATGCTTTAGTTACATGCTTTCATCTTTTAAATACAGACTTAGATTTTGCTAAAAGAGTTTCAGACAAGATGGATGAAATAGCAAAAGAAGAAGGGTTTTCAGAATATGAAGATACTCCTGACAATGTAATAAAACTATCTACTTGGACAAAGACTGAGGGAGATATACATTGAGTCAATTAAAAGATGATTTGTATAATTGGGAGAAACAAAACGAAGAGTTTTGGAAAAAAGAAAAAGGAAGTATATACAATGTTGATGTAGTTAATCATCCTCCTCATTATAATAAAGGCAAGTATGAAACTATAGATGTAATTGTAGATACATTAGGTGATTACGAAGCAATATCATATTGTCAAGGAAACTGTATCAAGTATTTGATAAGAATGTGGCACAAAGGAAGTGCTTTAGAAAATGCTGAGAAATGTTTATGGTACTTAAATAAAATGATTGAGTTACTAAAAAAAACTAAAGGAAAAAATTGGTAATGGATACTATTAAATATAATGGGATTGACATTTGCTATACCAAAGATAAAGAGTTATCAGAACAAGCTAAACAATTATTAAGAGATTATTATATGAATGAGGATGAAACATCTCCTCAAGAAGCTTTTGCTAGAGCTTCTGTTGCATATTGTGAAGGTGATTTAGAGTTTGCACAACGTATATATAATTATGCTAGTGATAGATGGTTTATGTTTGCTAGTCCTGTACTTAGTAATGCACCTGCTGTAGGAAAGAAATGGAAAGCTTTACCTATATCTTGTTTCTTAACTTATGTAGGTGATACATTAAAAGATTTAATCTCACATAATTCTGAAGTAGCATGGTTGTCTGTTAAAGGTGGTGGGGTCGGGGGTCATTGGTCTGATGTGAGGGCAGTCGGTGATAAATCTCCTGGCCCTATTCCTTTTCTAAAGGTTGTTGATTCACAAATGACAGCATACAAACAAGGTAAAACTAGGAAGGGTAGCTATGCTGCATACATGGACGTTTCTCACCCTGACATTGTAGAGTTTACTAATTTTAAATTACCTACAGGTGGTGATGCTAATCGTAAATGCTTTAACTTATTTAATGCTGTCAATGTAACAGATAAGTTTATGAAAGCAGTAGAAGCTAATGATATGTGGGAATTAAAAGATCCTGATACTCAAATAACAAGAGATACTATATTAGCTAGAGATTTGTGGCAACGTATATTAGAAGCTAGGTTTAGAACAGGCTCACCTTATATAAACTTTATTGATACAGCTAATAGACATTTACCTGAAGAACAAAAGAAGTTAGGTTTAAAAATACATGGTAGTAATCTATGTAATGAAATACATTTAGTTACTAATGAAGAACGTACTGCTGTATGTTGTTTGTCTAGTGTTAATTTAGAAATGTATGACGAGTGGAAAGACACCACTATGATTAAAGACTTAACTAGATTCTTAGATAATGTATTGCAAAAGTTTATTGATAATGCACCTGAAGATTTAGATAAAGCTAAACGTAGTGCAATAGCTGAACGATCTTTAGGACTAGGTGCTATGGGATTTCATGGCTACTTACAAAAAATGAATATACCTTTTGAAAGTCCTATTGCAAAAGGTCTTAACAAACGTATCTTTAGAACTATTAAAATGGAAGCTCTTGAAGAGAGTCGATTGTTAGCTAAAGAAAAAGGTGAGCCATCAGATATGAAAGGTTCAGGTAAACGTAATGCACACTTGTTAGCTGTTGCACCTAATGCCAATAGCTCTATCATATGTGGTTGTACACCTAGTATTGAACCTGTTAAGTCTAATGCTTATGTTCATAGAACTAGAGCAGGATCACATTTAATTAAAAATAAATATTTAGAAAAAGTATTATTAAAGTATCATAAGAATACAGATGAAACTTGGAAGTCTATTATTAGTAATGAGGGTTCTGTACAACATTGTGTATTCTTAAATAGCTATGAAAAATCTATATTTAAAACAGCTTTTGAATTAGATCAGGAGTGGATTGTAGAACATGCCTCAGATAGACAAACATTTATATGCCAAGGACAGTCAGTTAATTTATTTTTTCCTGCTGGTAGTGATAAAAGTTATGTTAATTCTGTACATGTAAGAGCTTGGAAGGCTGACTTAAAAGGTCTTTATTATTTAAGAACTAGTGCAGCAAACCAAGCAGATAAAGTAGGCACTCAAATTCCAAGAGATGCTTTAAAAGATGCAGTAGAATGTATTGCTTGTGAAGGATAATATATGTTTAAAAGATTCGATAGAGAACTATTTGAAAAGTTTGATAAACTAGCAAGAGATGCAGGTAAAAGATACTGGAAAGCTAAAGGCTATCATGTAGTAGATAATACAGATAGGTATGGCCCTGACTTAATAGTTACACCTGTCGGTGGTGATGAATATTCTAATGGAGATTTTTATTGTGAAGTTGAAATCAAAAGACCTTGGAAAGGAAAAGATTTCCAATATGCTAAAATCCAAATACCAGGGAGAAAAGCTAAGTTTCTTAACAAAGATAAGTACAATCTTCCGATCTGTTTTCTCATCCTTAATGCTGATCAAACCTATGGATATATTATTGAGGGTGAAACGTTGGCTGAAACTCCTCTTGTTGAAGTTCCTAATAAGTATGTATGGAAAGGTGAGAAATTTTTTAGAATACCTGCTGAAACTATAGAACCTGTGGAGATACCTAGTGAATAAAAAACCTGTACCTAAAATTAATACAAATATTATAACTGTTGTTGAGTGGAAAGATGCTCAATGTGATGCAGATTGGGGAGAAATAGAACCTCCTGAATTAGCTAAAGTAATTACTGCTGGATTTTTAATATCAGAAAGTAAAGAAGCTATATGCATAGGATCTACATGGGCTGATCCTCATGTTAATGCTAGGATACATATTCCTAAAGCATGGATTTCTAGTAGAAGAACAGTTAATATAAAGAAAGACGAATCTGATGAAGATAGAAATTGATAAAGAATTAAGAAATATGTTTGTGAAAGAAGCCCTCATAGAAATGAGAGATGAATTAGATGAAGAATTTAAAATTAAACCTGAAACATTAAGAGGTTATAACTTACATTATAAATTAACAGATGCTATAACACAGTTACTAAATGAACTTACAGTAGGTGGTAATTTTAAAGCTGAAGAAGAATTAAAAAATAAAAAAATGATAACAATCAATGAGTTAGAAGAAGGAGAAATATATACTAACACATAGAAAATACTACTTGATTTAATAGTAAGTTTGTATAAAACTAATCATTAACCTACAGGCTCATTCGAGCCTTTATTTTTCCAAGGAGCAACAATGAGTCTTACAAATCCCTCAGTAGTGTATAAACCTTTTAAATATCCGTGGGCTGTAGAGTTTGCAGTACAGTCAGAGAAAGCCCATTGGGGTGAATGGGAAGCCAAGTTACAGGATGATGTAGCACAATGGCAGTCAGGTAAATTAACTGGAGCAGAAAAGAATCATATAACTCAGATACTTAGGCTGTTTACTCAAAGTGATGTAGCAGTAGGTACTAATTATCTTGAGTACTATATACAGAAATTTAAGAACAATGAGATTAGAGCTATGCTTACTAGCTTTACTAACAGAGAGTTTGTGCATCAAAGAAGTTATGCATTGCTTAATGATACTTTAGGATTACCTGAAGAGGAGTACTCTGCTTTCCTAGATTATAAACAGATGAAAGATAAGATAGAGTTTATGAGTGACATAGATGTTACTACTCTATCAGGGTTAGGCAAATCTTTAGCTAGATCCGTAATGAATGAGGGTATGTCTTTGTTCTCAGCCTTTGCTATGCTACTTAACTATCAAAGAACAGGTAAGATGAAAGGCATGTGTGAGATTGTAGAGTGGTCAGTACGAGATGAAACTATGCATTGTGAGGGCATGGTTAAATTGTTTAGAGAGTTTTGTAAAGAACATCCAAGAATAGTTACAGATGATTTTAAGAAAGATATATATCAAATGTTTAGAGATGGTGTTAAGTTAGAAGATGCTGTAGTAGATACAGCTTTTGAGATGGGTGCTGTTAAAGGTCTTACTGCTGATCAAGTTAAGCATTACATTAGGTACATAGCAGATAGAAGACTAATTCAGTTGGGATTAAAAGGAAACTTTAAGGTTAAAGAAAATCCCCTTGAGTGGCTTGATTGGATAGTGGGTGGTGATACCCTTAAGAATTTCTTTGAGGGTGTTGTGACTGACTACAATGCATCAGGAATGACAGGTGATTGGGGTTGGGGAGACTCAATTAAAAAAGAAGAAAAGATTGCTGCATGAGATTAATCTTATTAGTATCCTTACTTTTTAATCAAGTATTTGCAGGTGATATAAAACTAGGTGAAGCAAAGTTTATGAAAAACTGTAAACAATGTCATGGCCCAGCAGGTATGGGCCTAGCTAGTTATCCGAAAGTGTCAGGAAATAGTATAGAGTATACAACTGATAGATTAAAAAAGTATAGAGATGGTATTGAGATAGGGCCGAACTCATCCTTAATGATAATGATGGCTAGGTCTTTATCAGATACAGATATAAAAAACCTAGCTACATATTTAAAAGATGCAAAAAGATAACAATTTATTATGATTAAATTTATTGCAACAATTACAATGTTTTATGTTGCTTCTTTATACCCACCTATATTTGTAGGGTTATATGTTTATTATGTGATTATTTAATATCAAGTCTATCTAAAGTGCCTATATACGTCATAGCTTTTTGATAGTCTTTAGTTTCACTTAATTGTTTTCCAGTATCTTTAAAATATTCATCTCGTATTTGTCTTTTTTCAGCACCATCTAAATTTTGGTATCTTTCAAAAGGAATAAGCTGTTCAAATCTTGCTCCTGCTGTCATTGATTTTTTAAGAGTAAGTTCTGATGACTGATTTACAGCCTCTTTAAGAGCATTATGCAAAGCAGTTTGTTTTTCATTGTAACTTAAAGATTCATAATCAGATCTATCTAATACAGCATTTAAATGTACAGCTACTACACCATATGAATTTGCTATAACAGCTTTGTCAAAAGCTCTTAGTCCTGTGGGTCTAAAATATTTCCAAGGTCTAATAGAATGTTTTTCTAATTGTGATTCAATACGATTTAATTTAGGAGTTACATTTACACCTGTAAAGTTACTAAAAAATGCTGTAGGTCTATTAGGTGGAGAACTCCTAAAATAATTTACTGCTTCAGGTAAAGTGTCTTTAGCAAAAGGCAATCTGTTTATTAATCTATTTGCACCTACTTTAAAAGCTCCAGGCACTAATCCTTCTTTATCTAATATGTCCATGTAATTTGGATCTCTTGCAATAGTTCCTCCTTCAGAAAACTGACTAAGAAAATCTACAAGAGGTTTTCCAGGTTGTATTACACGACCAAAAAAATCAGATACACCACTAGCTAAATCTCTTAAAATAGTTTCTTGTAATTTTTCATTAGATGAAGATTTTAACCATCTATCAATAATATATCCTTGAGTTCCAGAAGGAATCCTCATCCCAAGTACAGCTTCAAGAGGTTCTTTTAAATTATAATCTTGTGTTCCTCTTTTTACTTTTGCATCTCTTTCAGCATCAGCATCTTTTCCAAATAACCTTAAACTAGATTCAATTAAATCTGACTTTACTATATAATCTGCAATAGCATAGTAAGGTGCTATAGGAAACAAAGGTCTTATATCTGACATAGAACCATCATCATTTAATGACTCATACCACTTTGGTACAGGACGATTAGGATCAGCATTGTTTAAATCTTTTTGTCTTTCCATTACAGCATAGGCTAACAAAGTTGTACCTACCATACCTTTAGCTAATTTTTGTGTGCCTTCTCTAAATTGTGCATGGATAATAGCTTGAGCTTTTTCATCTAAGTCAGGTTTGTTTTTAGCAGTTGCAGCTATCATATCGTAAACTCCTGAAATAGATCCTATAGGAGAGTATCTGTATTGAAATGCAAGAGCATTAGCAGCAAATCTAGGAAAAGTTATAGCAAGAGAAGAACCAGGAAATGATTCTATTAATCTTAAAGAATCTGCTGTAAAACTTTCTACAGCCCTTTCTACACCTACTTTAGCAATATTCATTTCACCTCTTTTAGGTGCGTATGTAAAAGTTAATTTCATTGCTGTATCACCAGCTTTTTGTAAAATAGAAGGAGGTATTTGTATTTTGTTAGCAAGAAAATGATCAACGTCTTTTAGTCCTGCTTTTTTTAATTCTGATTTTAATGTACCTAAAAACACAGTCTTTCTAAAAAAAGCATCCTGAGTTAAATTAAGAGTTGATGCTAATTTTGAAAACTTCCATATGTCAGAAGTACCTGATTCTTGTAAGCTACTAATTAATTTATTTTTCAATGCAGGATTGTCTACTAAAATATTATCTACTACTTCTGATGTCATTCCGTAATTACCCATACTTAAAAATAACTCTGTAGTATTTTTAATACTTTCTCCTATACTGTAAGTACCAGCAGGTTCAGGAATTTTACCATTAGTTATTATAGACAAAGGTTTTAATACTGTGTACAGAGTAGCTTCAAGTATATCTGCTGCACCATTCATGCTTATAGCAGCACCAGTACCTAATACATTTCGTACTGTAGTTGCTAAACCTGAAGTTACTAATACTTTAGTATTTTTTTCCATGTCAAGTATTTTTTGAACTACCCCAAAATTTTCATAAGGCATTTCACTTGCATTTACTTTGTCAAATAATTTTTGTGCTTCAGGATCTAATTGTGACATCTTACCCATTGTTCTTTTTATCCATCCTGATATAGCTAAAGTTCTACCTGCATTACTTACAGTAGCTTTATCCATGTCTCCTAAGTCTTTAAATTTTAAACCTTGTTTAGTTAAAGATTTTTTTAACTCATCATGTATAACAGTATTAAATTGCCTAGCATCTTGACCAGCTAACTTAGCAGCTTTATCAAGTATTACATCATCTAACTCTTCAAAATCACTTACAATTTTTGATAGTGTTTCAGTTATTGCTTCTTTAGTAGCTATTTGATTTCCATTTTTATCAAACGTAGTTCTGCCTTCAGGACTTTCTAATATTATTCTTTGTCCTACTTTATAATCTTTAGCTTTGTTTTTAGGCATAGCTCTTAACATAGCTTCTGTAATAGGATCAGATAATTTATACCCATAAGCTTCAGGGTTAGCTTGTAAAATTCTTCCTGCGATAGCAAAAGATTTTTTGACAATGTCATATCTTACTTGAACATCTATAAGATCTTCACCACCTCTTTTCATTCCTCTAAAAAGTTCATCACTCATTCTTTTTAATGTAGCTTTTCCTTCTTTAACATCTAAAGAACTAGTAATTTCTTTAATATGTTTGTCTATACCTTGTACAAGTTTCTCTTCATCAGGGTTAAGTTTTACTTTTTTACCTTGTAAAATTTTATCGTACTCTTGTGCTGTTTTAAGTGCTGATGGTCTTAGTTGTACTCTTTCTGTTAATAATCCTACAGGATTAAAAGTAGCTCCTCCTAGTCCTGCTGCTCCTCCAAATACAGCAGATAAACCTGTGCTTATTGCTATGTTAGTTTTATTAATTTCTTCTTGTCTTTCTTGAGACACAGCTAATTTTTCAGTTAGTAATCCTGATGTAGCACCTATAGATCCCTCAGTAACAGCAGCTAAACCCATGCCAGTTCGTTTAGCTCTAGCTTCAACTTTTTCTAATACTTGTTGTGCTTTACCTTTAACATCACCTCGTTTTTTTATATCTTTAACTGCTCTTTTAGCCAATCTAGATTTGTCAATTAAACCTAATTCATTAATTAATTTAACACCTGTGTTTCCAAAGTATCTAGTTCCTGCTTTAGCAGCTACCATAGTAGCTACTTTACCTACACCAAAACCTAAATAAGTAAGAGGATCAAAAGCAATTGCTACACCTATATCTTTAGCAGCTTTAAATTTATTATCATCAAATGTAGGCACAGCATCCCATATCTCAAAAGCAAATCCTGCTTTTCTTTTTTCATCTTGAGTAGCATAACTAGTCCATATAGCTTCGTTACCTAAATCTAAATTATTAAAAGCTACATTTCTCATATGTGTTGCAAATCTATCAACGTATTCTTTTTTAGTTTCGTTCTCTTTTCTTGCTCCATCTTTTCCTAGTCTAACTTCCATATACTCTTCAACGACATTAAAGTAATCGTTGTCCATATACAAATCTTTATACTTAATATTTTGTATATCTTTTTTACTAGCAACTACTTCACCTACTAGAGGTCTAACATCATCTGGTTTTCTAGGCTCTCGTAAAGCAGTCTCCATAGGAAGTTCTGCTGGAGTTTGTTCTAATGTTTCTGTTGGAGGTGCTACAGGTTGAGGACTAGCAGTTCTTAGATTACTAATAACTTTATCTCTATAGTCTGCTGTTTGTGAGCTTTGACGTACAAGATTAGGGCCACCATTGTAATCTTCTAAAGCATCACCTAAAGGATCATCAGACCCTGCCTTTTCATACTTTGTTATTAACTCTCTCATTAATAAAGCACCACCATTGATAGCTGATCTAGGATCAAAAGGATCAATAGGCACATTATATTTTTCTTCTAAAGCTTTACGAGTTGCAGGCATAAATTGCATTATACCTTCAGCACCTTTTTCACTTAAAGTTTTACCTGTAATAACATCCTCTCTAAATCCTGATTCTACTTGAGCTATTGATTTTAATATTCTAGGATTTATATTATGCTTCTCACCTGCTTCATTAAAAAACTCATCATAATCTGTAGGTGCATCAGCTAAAGGTTGTTCAGGTTGCTGTTGTTCAGGCTCTACCTGTTCTTGCATAGGTTTTTGTTGTGCCTGTGCTTGTTGCTGTTGTTCTTGTTGCTGTTGTTGTAGAGCTTTTCTTTCTTCTTCTAATTCTTTTTTTCTTATTTCTTCAAACTCTTTTATTTGTTTTTCACTTAGCTCTTTATTAGCTACATAAGTTTGCCCTAGAACAGTAAATTCAAATGATGCCATATTTGCTTTCTAATTCTTCTATTTGTTTTCTTACTATGTGATTCTTTTTAGCCATTTGTGAAATAGGTGAAGCAAAAATTTGTTTTTCTAATTTTTTTAAATCACTATATCTTTTTTTATCAGCATCACTCATAGGCTTTGTTTTGTTTGGAGTAGGTGTTGTAATAGTAATATTTGGATCATTATCTAAAGGGCCATTATATTTATAATCTTGTTGATCAAAGATTGGTTGTTTTTCTTGATCTTTACTTTTTTGCACACTCTGTATAGATGCAACTCCAGTAACTTGAGCAGCAGCATTTAATATTGGAAACATTACAAGAGCACTTTTAGTATTTTCATGTAAATTGTCAAAAAATATTTTTCCTGTTTTTCTATCATACATAGGTTTATTTAAATCTTTAATAAAAGCTGTAGATCCTGATTGTTTTAAAGAGTCTTCAAAAGCTCGTAAATATGCTAAAGATGTCTGTAATTTCTGTTCCTTAGTTATTCCAGATTTAAATCTAATTGTACCATCTGGGTCTGTTTCAATATTTTCTCCAATTTTAGGTACAGGACTAGTACCTATAATGTTTTTATACATTTCTTTTAATGTAGTTGCTGTTTGAGCAGCCGTAAGATTAGCACCATCTCCTTTATTTTCAACGACATCTATTGTTACTAATGTACCTTGAAGTTGTTCTTGTTCTTTTTTCAATTCTTTATATTCAGGGCTATTTGGATCTAAACTTTTTAGAGTTTCATTAACTCTAAGAAGTGAAGTTTGTACATTTGTTTTAGATTTCTTTATGTCACTCTTACTACTAAATTTAACATCAACAGTTCCTTTTATTTCAGGAAGTGTTGTAGCACCCATAGATTTAAATTCTTCTTCTGATACACCTGCTTCAGCAGCACCTTCTTTTAAGAAAGACTTAGTGCTAATTGGTAGAAACCCAAGAGCTTTTCTTGTAGGAGAAGTATATCCAACTTCTGCACCTGTTTTAGATTTTTCTAAAGCAACTAACTCTAATCTTTGATTTAAATTTTTAACTTTATAAGAATCTGCACTAGGTACAAAAAAGTTTTGTAAGTCTTGTGGTGTTGCTGTTTCTACACCTTTCATAAAAGTAGCATACTTTTGATCGTCTGTAATGATTGCTGCCATTGAAGTAAGATTTATATTAACATTTGCTTCTTCAATACTTTTTTTTCTTGCTTTAAAAACTTTTTCTAAAGCTTTAGCTTTTTGTTTCATTTGTGCTATTTCAATAACCCTTGCTTGTTTTCTTTTTTCAGCTAATTCTTCTGCTCTTTTTTTACTTTCTTTTAAACCTTCTGATGCAGACTCAAGGAATCCTGCTGCAAATGATGATATACCCATTACTGAACTCCTTCTTCTTCAGCTACATCTTCTTCAACTTCCATTGTAGGTAATGATTGTTTTGCCATTAAACCTTTTTGCATAGGAACTTCTTCTTCCATCATAGGTGACTCTTGACTTTCTTCTGATAAAGAGTCTTGTATAAATTGTCTTACAAATCTATAAGGAACTTTGTCTTTCTTTTCTTCTTCTTTATAAGAATCTATATACTCAACATTTGCACTTTCAGCAACGTACCTCATCAACTCTCTTATATAAGGATTAATTAAAATACTTACATCAAGATTATGTATGCCATTCATAGTTCCAGATACACCAATCATTTCTGCAAGTCTTTCAATAGATATTCCATTATCTATGGCTTTTAAAAATGAATCCTCTGAACTAAAATCTAAAAGTCTTTCTTCATAAAAATCAACAGCCTCATCAACTGTTGTTAATTGAGTAGGTCTTTCCCAAGGATATTCACCTGGTTCTTTAGTTAAAGACATTCCAGGTATTGGGCCTTGTAGTGAATTAGGACTTAGTTGAATTGTCATCTTTTAATTCCATTCTCATTTTACGAACCTTGGCAACATGCCCTGCCATAATTTTAATTATGTCAGTTTCTTTATTTTCTACAGTATCTTCTTCTTTTTTTGTAGGTGACATAAAACCTTTTAAATTCTTTTTTTGTTTCTTAGGTTTTTTTTCTTTAGTAACACCTTCTATTATAGCTAAAACTTCTATCTCTACTTTTTTAATATAATCGTCTGTATTTAACATTTATAAATTCCTTATCAATCAAAAATAGCACTTACACCTATTTTAAATACATCACCTAAAAAATTACCTGCTGCTCTTTCATTACCTGCTTTTTGTTCAAACTTAGCTTTTTGTAATAAAGCATCATTGTTCATTATAACTTGAGCTAAAGTAGCCATTCTATCGGCTTCATTATTTGATGTTTCCCAAGCATAAGACATTTGATCTCTAGACTCTTGCCATACGTTTTCATACTCTTGCATAGATATGTTTAAAGCATTAGCTGCATTAAATTGATTAAGTTGATTTTGTACTGCTGTATCTGCTGTAGCAATCTGTTGTCTCCATTGAGCATTAGCTTGACTAACAACTAAACCATTACTAGCATTAAATTGTGCTACTGCATTTCTTTGTGATACATTAAATTGCTCTAAACCATTAGCTTGAGATACATTAAACTGTTCTATAGCATTACTCTGTGCAACATTAAACTGACTTATTTGTGAGTTCATAGAATCATAAAACTGATTAACTTGATTCTCACTAGTAGCATTAAATTGTTTAGCAGCATTTTCAGCAGCAGTATCAGTTAATATAGATTGAACAACTGATTGTGTTTTAAATAAATTAGTTTGCTGTGCAAAATCTAAATTCTTCATATCCATTTGTAAAAATGCTTGTGCATTTTGTACTTCTGCTTGTTGTCTATTATTTAAATTAGTTGTTTCTAAGTTAGCCATTTGTGCTGCTGTTGCCATAGTTACAGCTTGTCTATTATTTAAGTTAGCTAAATCAACAGACTGTGCCATCCTTGCATTTTCTAAAGTAACCTGTACCTCAGAAGTAAAGTTTTGATTTGCTATGTCAGATATTTTTGCAGCATTAGTTACTCTAGTTTGAAATGCTTGATCAAACTCCTGTCCTAAAAACTGTGCTCTTTGTTGTCCTGCAATAACAGCACGTTGTTGTCTGTTACTTAAATTTTGTATATTTAAATTAGCAACTGTTTGTGCATCAGATTGAGCAATAGGTAATGCTTGTTCAAAGATTGCTTGTATAACAGCTTGTCCTGCTAAACTTGAAGCACCCAAACCTCTTTGATTTAATATTGCTGTTGCTTTTCTTAAACTACCTGCTGCCCAAGCAGGAGGATTTTTAGCATCAAAGTCTTTTGTTAAAGTTTCTAACTGACCCTGTGTTGTAGCCATAGGATCTAAGTTTGCTTGTGCAGCTTGAAACTTATCTAAATTTTGTTCTACAAGTGCTGATTTAACAGAAGGCCCAGCTACTAATTCTTCTGCATCTAATTTTCTTTTTGGTAAATTATCAATTTGAACTGCTTTATCTATTTCAGAAGCTTGTACATTTTTTAATGCAGTAGCTTTAACATCTTCTGTTTGTGCTTGTACTTGAGCTTCCTCTCTAACATCTCCTGTAACAGGTTTTAGTTTAGAAACTTCTTCTGAAACTTTAGGTGCAGTTTTATCTACATCAACTTTAGATGCATCTCTAGGATCAACACTAGCAGCAGTAGCTGTGTCAGTTACTTTTTCACCTGTTGCTGTAGCTCCATCTATTTTTTCAAACTTAACTTCTTGTCTTGGATCTTCTGCTATCTTAACAGCTTCTACAGGTGCTTCTTCAGGTCTATTTAATTTAGTCCTAGCTTTTAAATCAGCTACTAAGTCTGTAGATACAGCAGCAGCATCAGCTTTATCAGGTGAGTTTTGTGCTCCTGCTACAAATTGATCAACTTCACTCGCATCAATAGTATCACCAAATTTTTCTTTGTAGTATGCTCTGCCTGATGCATCTGCACCTCTGCCTAACACACCTTGATACAAGTCATCAATACTTAATCCACCTTGTGCCATTTTTTTAACAATGCCACCTTTTGCTTTTTTAAGTTTTGTTGCAACACCTTGTGTCATTTGTGCATGTAATCTTTGAGCAGGTAATGAAGATGCTAAGAAATCATCATAGCCTGACATAGGGCCATCATATCCTATTTTTCTAGCTATCTTTTCACGAATCTTAGATGTTACAGGCAATGCTCTTTCAGAAGTTTGTACTTCATACTTAAGAGGTTTACTTGATGTAGTAGCTCTATCTGGTATAGCCATAATTATTCTTCTTTATTTTTAAATGATCTTATAAATTTTTGTATAGTCTTTGTTTCATAGATTCTTATTGATGTCCAAACAATAGTAAAGATTGCAGCAAGTGCAGGTAATACATCAACAAGTGTTCCAACTACAGTAACCATAGATAATGCATCTACAGTTTGTTTTATATTTTCTGATTGCATTTTTAATAACTCCAAATAGTTGGTCTAGGTCTTGATGGAGAATTTTCAATAGTATCTAAATGTAAAAATCTAGAGCCCCCTTTTTGATTAACTCCTATACCTGTAAAGCCTACTAAAAATGCTAATGATAATAATTCAAAAGCATCTTTTCTATCTACTAGTATGTCACATGCCTTACCTGATACATGTGCCCCACCTTTAGGATCTTTCTTCATAGCTTCTACAGGATGTGTTTCATCTCTAAATCCAGAAGTAATAGTCATAGGTTTACCATAACTATCTCTTAATTGATTTAACTTATCTATAAAATCTTGATCCATATTTTCTGTACCTGTATGACTACAATAAAATTCAGTAGCTTTAAAGTATCTAGAGTTATCCCAATTTACACTCATTAGTTTTTCTTTTTCTTTTGAAGGTTACGTTTAATTAAATTAGCTTGATTCTGATGTAGCCTTGATGCTTTTTCAAGCTCTCTTATTAACTTACGTTTTTGTGCAGTTGTTAAATCACTCATATTCTTGGTTCTTTCTTATCTAGTATGTCATTTAATTCATTTGATTTTTGTTTACTACCTACACTACTTCCGAAATAATATGCTAATACCATTGTAGTGGCTGAATTTAGAGCACCTAATACGTACACCAAAATATCTTTAGCTCCTGAGTTTACATCTACATCTGCAAATATAATTACTAAGAACAAAGCAAAAGACATTGTTACTGTACCTAATGCAAGTATTGGAGTTACACATTTATTTAACCAACTAGCATTTTCACTAGTTGCAATAGCCATCTCTCTTTTTCTTGCCGAATCTCTATCGGCATACTGAGCTTCAAGTTTAGCAAGTTCTCCTTTTTGCTCCATAGACTTAAGCTCTTTCATAGCTTTAGCCCTAGCAGTAGGATCAGGGATTAATCTTTCAACTAGTTTTTCACCTATAGGTAATAGCCCTGTAAGTAACTGCAACATATTTAACTCCTATGCTTTATAAAATTTTTTAATTAAAGGACAACTATCATTTGTTTCATCTGTAACCCAGGTAAATCTATCAAAACCATTTTGACATTGATATATACATTTACCATCTTCATACCAACTTAATCTACATTGATACTCTTCGTGAAAAGCTATTAATGTAGTAAGTATTAAACTAACCATTATCTACTTGCCTCTTTAATCATATCAATTAAAAACCAAATCATACCTGCTAACAATGTACCTACTATAGTTATAGATCCACCCATTGTTGTATTGTAAAAAAAAGCTTTACGTCTACGAAGTTGTTCATATACTTCTTTTTCTCTCTTAGCTTTTATAGCTCTACGTTGATGTATAAATTCTTTGTATCCAGAAATCCCAAGATGACATAATGCTCCAACGTAAAACATACTTTTAATTTCTTTTTCTTGTTCTTCAATCTTTCTCTTAGCTACTAATGTATCAAATGCTTCTGCTGTTGCTGACTTACTATATACAATCTTTTTAAAAATAGAAGGTTTAGCTTCTTCTTGTGACATCCATTCTTGTAAGTCACTTATATGTCCTGCCCACTTAGATAAAGATTTATAAACTGCATCAGCCTCATCTGCTGCTTTAGCAACTTTTTTTACTACAGTAAAAGCAGTATTAGCTGCTGCTAGGAGTGTGAGGGGGTCTATCTTATTTCCTTAGTTTATTAATTAACTCTATAAAAGCCTTTGTTATTTTGTTAGAAGTTTGTGTGTTCATATTTATTTAAAAGAACAAAATTGAGTCATTGAAAATCTACCCAAGCATTGTCCTCGTTTGCTTTCTGGCATTAGTACAGTTTCAACTTTATGGTGTAAAAAAGATGGAAAAATTATCATAGTATTGTTTTCTGGTTTATTAATTAATTTATT